CGGTCCACGCCATCGCCCGGACCCTGCGCCTTCAGATCGAGGCGGCAACGACGCTGGCCGAGGTCGAGGCGGTGGTTTGGCCTTGATTACACAGCTGTGCCCGTACGCAATACCTAGGCGGATCAGTACAATTCCTAGAGTGATACGCCATGAATCACAACTGTGAAACAGATTGTCGTCGACACGGAGCGAGTTCTAGGCTTCGTGCAGGAGCGCTGCTTCGTGCCTGCGGCCCAAAACATGATTGGGATTGGGCTTCAGGAAGACGGCGAGCTTTTGGCCGGCGTCCTGTACGACGGCTTCAATGGGCAGAACGTCTGGATGCACGTCGCAGCCGCGTCTGGTCGCCACTGGCTAAACAGAGCCTTCCTCTGGTACTGCTTTGAGTACCCCTTCAACATCATGAAGGTCAAACGCATCAGCGGTTGGGTAGAGGCAGACAACGTAGAGGCTCGTCGCTTCGACGAACACCTCGGATTCACACACGAGACAACTCTTCGCGGCGCCGGCAAGAACGGCGTGGACGTACTGATCTACGTCATGTGGAGAGACCAGTGCCGATTCGTCGGCTCCGAGGAGTCCCATGGGTAAGAAAAGCACCAACATTCCGCCGCCCGATCCGCGCATGATCGCGGCCTTCGAGCGGCAGGTCGGCATCGGCGAGAACATCTTTGCCTTCGCTCAGCAGGCGTACGCCGACAACCAGTCGCGCCTCGACAAGAACGACGCTCTCAACGAGCGGGTGATCAACCAGAACTTGGACCTGTCGGCCAAGGCTGGACAGCGCGCTGACGACGCCTACAACTACTACACCACCACTGGGCGCCCGGTTGTCACTCAGGCCCTGAACGACGCCAAGAACTACGACAGCGCTGAAGAGATCACCAAGGCGCGGGATCGGGCTCAGGCCTCCTTCCAGCAGTCTGCCGACAACGCAGAGCGCCAGAACGTGCGCATGCTGACCCGCATGGGCGTCAACCCCAACAGCGGCAGGTTCGCTGCTCTGAACAACCAGATGCAGCTTCAGAAGGCGGCTGGGCTTGCAGGCGCGGTGAACTCGGCGGAAGAAGGCCGTAGGTCCGGGGCGATCGCGATGCGGCAGCAGGCCTCAAACCTCGCTCAAGGTATGCCAGCAACCTCGATGGGGTTTGCTGGCCAGAGCGCCGGCTTCGGCACGGGGGCAGCAGGCGTTGGCGCTCAAGGCCTCAGCGGGGCTCTGTCGGTGCAGAACGCTGCCGTGGGCGGCATGGGGGCCGGCGGGAACATGGTTGGCTCTGGTGGCCAAGGCTTCAACAGCGTATACGGCAACCAGCTGCAAGGCGCCAGCATCGCCGCAAACCAAGCCAGCTCGAATGCCGCTGGATGGGGACAACTGGCAGGTATCGGCCTATCAATGCTCAAGGCTGGCGGCACTGTGGGTGTAGATGGCCGCGTGTCGAGTAACCAGATGGGGCAGGGCGGTCTGCTAAAGGGCCCCGGCACCGGGACCTCTGACTCGATCGACGCCATCAACCAGAGCACGGGTGAGCCGGTGAAGCTCAGTAACGGCGAGTACATCATCCCCAAGCGGGTTGTCGACCAGAAGGGCCGCGAGTTCTTCGACCGAATGATCAGCAAGTACAGCAACCTCGGGAGGGCGTGATGGCAAACCTTGGCGGATTCGCGGGTGGCCTCGCCTCGGGCTACATGGCCGGCGAGCGGATGAAGCTCTCAAAACAGGAAGACAAGCGGGCCGATGAGATGGCCCAGATGCGCAGGACTGAGTTTGAGTTCCAGCAGACCGAGCGGGCCAGAGAGCGCGCCATCAAGGACGAGCAGGCGGCGATCTTCAAGAAATGGCAGGACGGCTGGGAAGAGGACGAGCCGTTCCAGACCACCAACGACGCCGGTGAGGTGGTTCAGGGTGTCCGCAAGAAGATGGTCAAGCCTGACCTGAATGACCCAATGGCTCTAGCCCGTATGCAGGTCGAGATCGGCACTGCCCGCGCCCGTCAGACCGGAGATCCGGCAAAGATGGCCGAGGCCTACAAGTACTTGCAATCGGTCAAGGCAAACGAGGCCGGCAACGCTGTCTTCAACTACCTCACCCGCGACTCCTCGGAGCCTTCTCGCGTGAAGGCTGCAACCGCCCTTGGCATCTCGCCCGATGATTTCAAGGTCACGAAGGACAAAGACAACCAGCCCGTCGTCGAGACTGGGGGTAAGGTTGTGCCGCTGCGTCCGATGCTGGCTCTTGTGGCTGGTGGCAATGCTTACGAGGCGTACCTCGCCGACCAGAAGGCCGCTCAGGAAAGACGATCCTCAGAGCTTGGCAATCTACAGAAGGAAGCCGCAATCCGCCAGACCGACGCCCAAACCAACCTCGCGATACCGGCTCAGGCGCGGCAGGCTGATGCGGGTGCTGCGGCCTCGCGGGCAAGGGCCGGCTACGAGGGCGAAGCCCGTAACTCCTTGACCGAGGATCGAAACCTAAGAGCGATCAGCGGTCAGGTGAACAGCATATTCCCGCCCCTGAAGGTCAAGGACCCTGTCACCGGCACCGAGCAGGTCACCCCCAGCCCGGCTGCGAACTATGTCAACCAGATCGTGCTGGCCAACCCGGGCAAGGAGCGGGCAGTCGCCCAGCAGGCCATCGCCGCAGCCCAGCAGGTTGAGCAGGAGGCGCGTCGCAGACTCACCGCGCTGCGGGCAAACCCAGAGACATACAAGCAGGTCCTCAAGAACGCCAAGACGGACGAGAACATCTTGAACGTCTACATGCAGGACGGCCTCAGCAAGCTAGGGAAGCCCAAGTAATGGCAAACCTCATCTCCTCCGACGAACAACTGTTTGGTGGGGGAGTCGCCCCCGCCCCGACCCGCAATCTGGGCGGCGGTGGGTCGCTCATCGGCTCGGATGAGGACCTGTTCGGCCTATCTGCCATGCCGGCAGCGGCGCCAAAGAGGACGGCCCTCGGCACGCTCGGGGACGTCGCGAACGTCGCCGCCAAGGGCGTCATCGGGGTGGGTGAGGGCGTTGTTGGTCTGGCCAACATTCCGACCTTTGGCTACGCCGGCAAGGCGATGGAGTCGATTGGGTACGACCCCAAGAGGTCAAGAGAGATCCTCAACGACCTACTCCAGTCTGACGCGCAGAAGGCCGCTCAGCAGGAGGTAGATGCCGCAGAGGGCTTCACCGGCACTGTCAAGACAGCCCTAGAGAACCCCTCCACGATCTTGACGGCAGCGGGCGAGTCCCTGCCGTCTATGTTCGCTGGCGGCGCGATAGCCAAGGGGCTCAAGGGCCTCACCAACCTTGGTGGCTTTGCCCGGGCTGCGATCGGCGAAGGTGCCATCTCTGGCGGCCAGACCGCGGAGCAGATCCGACAGCAGACTGAAGACGGCACGCTCAGCCTTGGGCAGACTGCGATTGCCGTAGGATCTGGTGCGCTCACGGGCCTGCTGGGGTATGCCGGCGGGAAGCTCGCAAGGCGTCTCGGGATCGACGACATCGACGCTGTGGTTGCCGGGGTCAACGCGTCTGGGGCTGCGGCGAAGAGGGGGCTTGCGACAAGAGTTCTTGGCGCGGCGGTGCAAGAGGGCGTGATCGAGGAACTTCCTCAGTCGGCTCAGGAGCAGATCGCCCAGAACATTGCGCTGGACCGTCCGTGGGACGAGGGCGTCGACAAGGCTGCGGCCATGGGCATGCTGGCCGGGGCAGCGACTGGTGGCGGCTTCCAGCTGATGCCTCAGGGGCGCAGTGATCAGCCCCGGCAGTCTGGTCGCTCGGCGGAATTTGTCTCCCAAGCTTTCACCGACGTAGGTGGCGCTGGGCAGACGATGGACGAGCTTGGCCGAGCCAAGGGCGCTGTGGCCTTCGCGCTGGCCAACCTAAATGACGACGAGGCTGGGCAGATCATCTCCTCTGTCTCTTCCGGCAACGAACAGCTGATGCAACAGCTGTCCGCCGCGAGGGCAGACGCAGCACTCATCTCTTCGGGTCGCCAGTTCGCTCAAGACAACCCGATTCAGTTCGCCGCCGTCAGTGACATGCTGCGAGTGGACTCTGGCTTGAACGAGGCGGACCCCAGCGACTCGACCTCGGCGCTGATTTCTCAGGAACTCAGCCGGGCTTTCCCTAGCATCTACCAGCAGCAGACTCAACAGGGCCAACAGCCTCAGCCGCCGCAGCAGCCGGCTGTCGACCCGGCCGGCGTCACCAACACCGCCGGGTTCATCCCGGAGCCCCTTGAGCAGATTCAGGCCCAGATCACCGCTGTGACTGAAGGCCGCAAGCCCGCCGTGGTCGTCGGCATCCAAGAGGCGCAGAACGCCAACTTTGGCGGCCTGAGCACCGGCATCGCCACTGACCCCAACACAGGTGAGCAGGCGGTCGTGGCTGCGGCGGACGACGCCACAGTGCAGGCGGCTGTCACCCGGACCGCCGAGGTGGGGCTGGCCCAAGCCATGGGCGAGGTGCTCGGCTACACCCAGCCGGGTCTGACCCAGCAGCAGGTCCCGGCCGCCGTGGTCCAGCAGGTCGACAACAATAGCGGGCAGATCCTCAGCGAGGAGGCTGTCACCCCTGAAGCCGCGGCTTCCGTGAACCGGGTGCCGGGGACTACGGCGCGGGTTGTGACCCCCGAGCAGGCCCTGCAAAGCCGCATGGAGCGGACCTCAACAGCTGTTGTTCAGCCTGAATTGGCCTCTACAGAGCCGGATTCGGTTGTTTCGCCTGTCGCCCAAGAGCAAAACGCTGTTCCCGCCGACACCACAGCTGTTCTGCCGGAACCCACAGCTGTCAATTGGGCGGCCACCGGCAGGACGTCCGGGCTGGTCAGCCTGCTCAACCGCAGCAACGGCCTTCAGGATGGCTCACCGAACTCGATCGACCCGAGCTCGGTCCGCGAGGTGGACATCCGCAGCGTCAAGGATCGCAAGCAGCGCCGGCAACTGGGCCAGCTGGCCAAGGCGGCCAAGCTTGCCTTCGGCGTCGACCTGATCTTGGTGGACACCCCGGCCGGCGCGGTCAAGCGCATGGACGGCTCGGACTTCAACCAGTTCAACGGCGTCGCCCTGCCTGAGTCCAAACAGCTGTTCCTGAACGTCCGCGCCGCGACGCCCCTGAACACGCTGGGCCACGAGCTTGCCCACATCCTTGAGGTGCAGGCCGCAGAAACCTACGCCCGCCTCGAAGACACCATCCTGACCCGGGTCCGCTTCGGCGCCGCCAAGCGCCTCCAGACGGCGTTGCAGCAGGCTGTACAGGCCGAGTCTCAGGGCGCCGTCGACATCAACCAGCGGGTTGCCGAGCTACGGTCGGAACTGATCGCTGAGTCCATCGGTGAGCTGACGGCAGACCCCAAGCTTTGGCGCGACATCTTCCAAGGCATGGGCACGGACTCGGCTCAGGTCAAGTCCCTGTACGACACCGTCATCGAGGCGGTCGGCCGTTTGGCCAAGGCATTCACCCGTGTCGGCTACATCGATGGCCTGAAGGACATGCAGGCTGTCCGCCGGGCGATCACCGACGCCTATGTGTCGTGGAGCGCAGCCCAGCAGGGCGCAGCCCCGGCACAGGTAAGCGCGCAGTCCTCTGCCCCGCCCCCGCGGGAGGCGGCAAGGTTCGACCGGTTGCCGCAGAAGCGCTTCTCGCCAGACAACTTCCCCGTAACCCTGACCGATGACGATCCGCTTCTACGGGAGACGATCACCATCTCTGGGCGGGCGCGACAGGATTTGCGCCGGGGAATCGTCGACCAGCACTTCCAGAGCACCAGCCCCAACCAGTACGGCAGGCCGATCCTCTTCCTAATGGGTGGTGGCGGTGGCGCGGGCAAGACAACCGCCATGGCCAAGCTGGCAGGCGCTGGGGTGATCCCTGACACCTCCACAGCTGTCACCGTCAACGCCGACGAAATCAAGGAGATGATCCCTGAGTTCGGCAAGATCAAGTCGGTCGGCGACTGGCGGGCCGCAGTGACGGTCCACGAAGAGTCGTCCCTGCTGACCAAGGCGGTTCAGCTGCGGGCGATGGGCGCGGCGGCGGATCAGGTCGAAGAGTCCCTAAAGCCCTATCTGCCGACAGCCTCGTCCGGGAAATACAACCTCGTCATCGACGGCACTATGGCTGATGAGAGGAAGGGCCTACGCCTAATCTCGGACGCCGTGGACCGCGGCTACCACGTCGTGATGATGGGGGTGATCACCAAGCCGTCTGACGCAGTGGCCAGAGCGAAGTCCAGAGGTGAGCGAAGCGGCAGGTTCGTGCCGAACGACATCCTGTTCAACGCCCATGCTGGCTTTCTGTCTGTCCTTCAGGCATACTCGAACGTATTAGGGACCAACCTCCACCTTGTGGACAACAGTGGCCCCCAGCCGGTGATGACGGCGTTTGATGACGCCGCAAAGGAGAAGATCCGTGAGTACATCGCAGATGCCGGGCGAGGCGCAGAAGAGATCCGAGCCAGCCGCTCCGGCCGAGCAGCAGAACCCGCTGCTGGGCAGCCTAAATCAGGCGCTCAAGAACTTCAACAACGCACCACCCGAGGACTTCCAGAAGCTACTGCGCGAGATGCAGCGCAAGGAGGAAGAGAAGGGCAAGGGCAGTCCGCCGATGGTCTGGCCCGAGGAGTAGTCAAGCTTAGCCGCGCCAACATTCAGAGGGCGGCGAGCGGGGACCAGTCTGCCTCCGCGATGGAGGTCATGGGCAAGGCGCCCGACTACCTCGCTCGTGTCGGCATCAACCGCGAAGCGCCTCTGGTCATCGAGGCCGACGTCATCTACAAGGTCGCCACCGGCAAGGGCTACACCGGGACCGAGAAGCGCACGCCGCTGACGGTTGACCAAATCCAGCAGCTGCCGCAGCTGCTACGCAACCCCGCCGCAGTCTTCGACGACCCCACCGACAAGAACAGCGTCGTCGTGATGACGAGCCTTGTCGTGGATCAGTTTGATCCGGTGGTCATCGCCATCTCCAAGGACGCCAAGTCAAACCGGGTGGACATCGTTCGCGTGTCCGGCTCGATCGAGATGAACAAGGGCGCCTACTCCCCGATCAAGACGGCGTTCGGCAAGGAGTGGGACAAGTTTGAGTCGTGGATGCGCAAGGAGAACGTCCTGCGCTACATCAACCCGAAGAACATCGACGCCGCCGTGCAGGCAGGGATGCCGAAGAGGCTGGCCCGCTCTCTGCGCGAGGCGCAGATCCTGTCGAAGGGGAGGGCGTACGTAGAAGGAGGGACCGCGTCACTTGCCCAGATTGCCTATTCCCCCCAGCAGCGTGAGGTAGCTTCAGGCAGCAACCCGGGGAGCCTCCGTCAAGCCCCTCCAGCGAGTATTGTGGCACTACCCGCGGGTAGTGTCAACCCGGCCAGCGGTCGCAAGGTCCTTGGCAAGAAGGTGCTGGCGCAGCGGGTTCTGGACCGCAACCCGATCTACGACGCGCTTCCCGAGAACTTGCGGTCCGCCTCGGTGGTTGAGCCCCTATACCGCAACGGACCGCTGTTCGCCTTCCCGTCCAACGCCGGCAAGATCAACACCCGCATTGGCGCCTACCTAGAGGAGCGCACCAAGAAGGCCCTCGGCCGGGAGCTTGATGTTGCTGACCCCGAGGACCAGAAGCTTGTTGCGAAGATGGCGGCGGCTGAGGCGGTCGAGGCCATGATCCGCGACGAGAACGCGTCCGAGTGGTACGACGAGACGATGGTCAAGGCCTTCGAGCTTGCGGCCTTGGTGCATCCGGAGATCAAGACCGATCCGCGGGCCAAGAACGCGTTTGCCTTGGTGACCGCCATCACGAGTCAGGGCCTCAATGTTGAGGACAACATGGNTTCCTCGCTCGAAATCTACGAGCAGTGGGTGGCCAGCAGCAATGACGCCAACAAGCGGTCCTTCCCTGAGCGCGGCGTTGGTAAATCGTCCGGCGCGATGGCNAACAACTTCAAGAAGGCCAACCGCCTCATCGACGAGATGGGCTGGGACGAGTTCATCTCGTTCATGAACAGTTCGTACTCGAACCGGTTCATGGAGAAGGTCTTCCGCGGCAATGTCGGGGGCGAGGGTCAGGACAACATCGTCTATGGCTCGGGCATCTTCGGGGCCAAGATCGGCAACGGCTTCTTCCAGAACCTGATGGGCAACTTCAAGCCCATCACCATGGACATGTGGTTCAGCCGCACGATCGGCCGCCTGTCAGGCCGCGTGCGCGCCTTCACCAACGAGTTGATGGCGGACCAGCTGGAGAAGCTGCGCGCCGCCTTCGTGGAGGGGGGCGACGCCACGCGGTCGCTTCAGCCCGAGAGCTTTGGTGACCTCATCGACGAGGATCTATTCCTGTCCGACGATGACTACGCCATGGGGATAGCCGAGGAGATCCGCCTCGCGCACGAGAAGGACTACAAGGCCAACCGTGCTGGCTTCGACAACCGTACGCGGTTCAAGTCGGCGCTAGTCAACGCGGCCGAGGCTGTTTCTGATACCTTGTACGGCCTGCGCGACAGCCCCGAGGGAGCAGCCCATCGGGATCAGCTGCGCCAGATCTCGCTGATGGCGATCGAGGAGATCCGCCAATCAACGGGCGTCAATGTTGAGCCAGCCGCGTTTCAGGCCCTGATCTGGTATCCGGAGCAGCGCCTGTACAGGAAGATGGGCGGCAAGCAGCGCGTCGTGGGTCAGGATTACGTCGGNGCGATCACCAAAGAACTTCTACGCCGGGGAGTCGGAATTGAAGANATCGAAGCAACCAAGCGGGCCGTTTCAGAACAGCTCCGAGCAAGTCGTACACGACCGCAGGGAGAGGGAGATGCTGGAGGACGACCCGAATCTGGACAAGATGGCGCAGCGGGTACGAGAAGCAATGAAGGCCGGGTTGTTCAAGAGTCAGCGCAAGAGNTCTCCGGACAAAACCTGATCTTCGAGGTCGCCCCTGACCCGGGCAACCAAGCTCTGACTGCTGCATGGAACAGCCTGCCCGCTGACAAGCGGCTGAAGATCAGCCAGAAGCTCGCCAAGCGCTACAGCAAGAGGGTCCTGAGCGCCCTCGGCATGACCGGTGAAATGGTCTCGCAGATTGGCGGCTACATGGACTTCACCAACCCAAGCCTGACGATTCGTCTGGGCAAGGGGGGTGACCCGGTGTTGGCCGCCGGGATGCTGGGGCACGTGCTGTCGCAAGACTCCATGGTCGTCATCTCTGAGACCTCTTTCAAGGGCGGAGAACTCACGGGCGCGGTTGAAATCGACGTGCCCGCAGACATCACTCTGGAGCAGGCCGACAAGCTCTATCAGGAACTGCGCAAGATCAAGGGCGCGGACGGCAACAGCCTTGTTGGCGGACACACCACCGCCTCAGGCAAGATGGCCATCCTCAATTACTCCGGCCTGAGTAATGAGGAGTTGGCGTCTCGCATTGACCGGCATTTGGCCGGCGGCTACACTGTTCGATACAGAGACGTATTTGTCTCGTTCCCCGAAAAGCAGGACTACNACTATGCCGGTGATCAACGNGACAGGCCAACCGCTGCCAGACGGCCATCCTTTCAAGGGGACGCGAATCGCCTTCGGGCAGCAGCCTCGTCCGACATCGAAGCCGAGCTCCGCTCCGCAGGCGTCAAGTTCTCCCGCACCCAAGGTGTTGCACGACTTGCAGAACCTGCCGGAGGACCCGGTACTGGGGGTGATCAGGGCCCGGGATCGGTACGCGGAGCAGTCCACTACGGACGATCAGGCTTCCTAAGCCAGCTGACGGGGTCGGCATTCGGCTCCGGCATCCGCGGGGCTGAACAGCAGCGGCTTTCTGAGCCCGGGGTCGACCCACGCATCAAGAAGCGGGTCTACTTCTACCTGCCGGCTGAAGGAGGCATTCCTCAGCCTGAGATCGGCCTTGGTTCGCACGTCTACGAGGCGGACCTGTCAAACCTCTACGACCCGGAGTCAATGCCGGCCGTCAAAGGTCAAGGCAACGCACTTGAGTCGGCGATCCTTGATGCCGGCTACCGCGGGTACATCAACCGAGAGCAGGGCACAGCTGTTGTCCTGAATGAAGATGTGCCGGTGCAGTATCAAGGCACCCGTGACGGCAAGGTCGTCGTGCCCCGCCGCATCCAGCGGTTGGAGCCGAAGATCGCAACCCGGGAGGAGCGCGGTGAGTCGGTTCGCAAGGCTGACCAAGTCATCAGCCTGAAGGCCAAGGAGGCTGCGCAGGCCGCCGCCCCAAGCTTCCGCATGGAGTATGGCGAGGCGCGGGTCAAGACCAGAGAGAAGGACGCCGCCAACGCCGCCCTTGAGGCCGCAGGCTCCCAGTTCCGCTTCAGCCGCCCCCTCAAGGCCATGACCGTGCAGGAGGCGCTGGATATGGCGCGCACTGGTCAGCCCGCCTACACGCTAGGGGATGCGGTAGAGCGTGGGCAGTGGGCAGAGGCCTACCGGCTAGCCAAGAACCAACAGCAGCGCCAACAGCTGTTTGGTAGGCTCGGTGACTGGCTGATCGAGACCTTCGCTGACGCCATGATTCCGGTCAAGCGTTGGATCGATGCCTTGCCCTTGAGCGGCAGCCTGAAGCAGCGCCTCAGTGGCGACCTGTACCGGGCCGCGGCACTGCGCTCAACGATGCAGAAGGAACTGAAGCAGCAGTTCACCGAGCCCATGTTCCGCGCCATCGAGGCCGCCGCCAAGAGCAGCAAGCTCACGTCGGATCAGGTCAAGATGCTGGCCGGCTACTGGATGTCGGCCAAGTACGCGCCCAAGGCTAACGCGTGGCTGATCACCAAGGNCNNCNNANCNCTCATTGCTGCCCAGCAGTCTGGCGATCCTACGGCGATTGCCGAGGCTCAGAAAAGCCTCAACGACCGGCTCGCTGACGTCAACGGCGTGATCGGCGCAACACGGGCCCGCGGCGTGGCTGGTGGCTTCAACAACGCCGAGGCTGCGCAGATGGTGGCCGACGTCGAGAGCAAGATCAGTCGACAGCTGTTGGACGAGATCTCGTCGCACGTCTACGGGATGATGGCGTGGAAGCGCGCTCGCGACATCCGCTCTGGCAAGGTCAGTCAGACAGCTGTCAACAGCTGGCCGAACCACCGCGACTACGTGCCGCTTACGGGCGACCCGCGCTGGAGCCCGGAGTCGGATGACGTGTTCTCAACCGGCGGGGCCCTAAACCAAGAGGCCGACAAGGCGATCAACGGGCGCAAGGACAGTGTGGCTGATGACGCCATCGATGCGGCCTTCACAGCTGTGGTGAAGTCGGTCAACTTCAGCGCGATGCAGGACTTCAAGCGCTCATTGGCGAGGGCCTACAACGAGGCTGCGGCGCAAGGCGTCGACATCGGCCTCAAGCGCGAGCCCGTCACCGGGATCATCCGCCCCGGCGATGACGTGGTCATCCACCGAGACACCTACACCGCCCCTAACGGGCTGCAAAGCTCACAGGCGGTGGCCTACCGGTTCGACGACAAGGCCGTCATCGGGGCCCTAAAGAAGGAGAACATCGAAACCACGAACGCCCTGCTCAGCACAGTCTCCACTCCGACACGGTGGTACGGCCGGCTGGTCACACAGTTCATGCCGATGTTCGCCCCGATCAACCTTGTGCGCGACGTCTGGGAGCGGTCTGAGCTTGTCCGCACCCGCAAGCTGCTGGATCGCAATGGCCAGCAGATCGACACCGACCGGGTGGCCAGAGCAGCGATCGCCGAGACCATCAACCCGCGCCTGTGGAAGGCCAGCTTTGCCTCGAACTTCAACCGTGCCGGCCAAAGCCCGGAGCGGGCGGATCTGGAGGAAATGATCAGGCTGGGCGGCTCATCGGTCTGGGGCGACTACCTTGCCCGCAACTCAGGCGACCTTGAGGCCGAGCTTCGGCAGAGCTTTGGCAAGACCGCGGCGGTTGGTCGACTCACCAACACAGCTGTGGAGTCGTACAACAACACCTTTGAAATGATCGCGCCGCTGTCTATCTACAGGGCGCTGAAGGCTCAAGGCATGGAGGCCAAGGATGCGGCCGCCGCCACGCTGGATCTGATGAACTTCAAGAAGCGCGGCTCAGCCATGCCAGCGATCCGCGCCCTGTACGTGTTCGCCCAACCTGCGGCTACGTCGGGCTACAACCTGATGCAGTACCTGTCCACCGCCAAGGGCAAGAAGCGCTTTGCGGCACAGCTGTTGATCGGCACCGCGCTGTACGCCTTCCTGCGCGGCATGTGGGGCGACGATGAAGATGATGAGGAACTCGGCAACAAGCTCGACAACCTCAGCAACTTCACGGTTGAGCGCTCGATCCCGATCCCGATCGGCGACCGCGTGGTGAAGATCCCGGTCGGCTTCGGAGCGCCGCAGCTGGCGTGGTCGGCCTCAGGCATCCTGAACCGCTGGCAGAGTGGCCGCTACGACACGGCCGACGCTCTGGGTGAGCTAGCTAAGGGCTGGGTGAAGTCCGTGTCCCCAGTGGCGCCATCAGACATCGAGCTTGCCAAGCGGCCAGCCAACTGGTTGATGATGACCTTCACCCCGACCGTCCTGCGGCCCCTGACCAGCATTGCCTCGGACCAGACCGCCTTTGGGCAGCCGCTGACCCCGGTGTTCAAGAGCGCGGACAAGTTCCGCAGCGAGCAGGCTCGCCGGACCACACCACGGGCGTATACCGAGGTGGCCAAGGAGATCCGCGAGATGACCGGGGTCGACCTGTACCCGGATCACATCAAGGCGCTGGCGGATGGCTACCTCATCGGCCCGATGCGCGAGATCACCTCCTCGCTCATCGAGAACCCGTCGAAGGAGCAGCGCGGCGAGAAGGGCCGGATGCCGCTGGTGGCCTCGATCGTCGACAACGTCAACGACCGCCAGATCCTGAACAGCGTCTACTACCGGACCCGGCAGGATCTGGAGGACGCGAACCGGGAGTACGAGTCACGACTGCGCGACGGCACCCTCGCGGGATGGCTGGACGGCGAGAAGTTCCAAAAGGTGCAGGCCTACAAGCGGATGGAACTCGTTGAACGCAAGATGGGCAGCCTGCGCGGCGTGCTCACCAAGCAGCGCGACCGCATGGATGCGGACGTGTACGCAGACCGCTTGCAGGAGATTGAAACGCGGGTGGATGAGGAGAGAAGGAAGGCCCTCGTGGCAGCCGTCCAGATGAGGTGAAAAGCCAATGGAATCAAGCACTTGGGGCATGGCCCTCCGGTTGCAAATCCGTCTAGCCCGGTTCGACTCCGGGCCGCGCCTCCACCTCCCCGCTGCTCTGTAGAGCCTGCCTGAACGGCATAAGTCCTTGCACATCAAGGACTTAGCGCGCTTCCCCCTCGCCCGCGTTCGCGGTTGCCCATCTGTGGCGCTGATCCTTGCTGCTTGTGCCGGCGGCACGTACGCGTATCGCTTCCCACTCGGAATAGTGTTGCGGTTTGAGCACAGAACCGCGCCAGAACCGCGCTCAGAACAGCGCAGACGGATTTGACAGTCCGTCCATTGGTATCATGGGCCATGAACACCAAACTACCCACCGGGATTACCCTCACCCCCAGCGGCACCTACCAGTCGGTGATCCACCACCGCAACCTGCCCAAGGGCCGCCTGTTCCGCAACTTCAAGACGCTGGCTGACGCCGTGCGCGGCCGCGAACTGCTGCTCAAACAGCTGGACAACAACACGGCCGTGGCCCAAGAGCCGCGACACGTCCAGATCTCCACCGTGCTGCTGGAGTACTTGGAGGCCGACAACGCCAAGATCGCCAAGACCGACCGGGCCTTGGTCTTCCTGCTCCAGCGGCAACTGACCGTGGTGCTGAAGGAGTTGGACATCCGCTGGGTCGAGAACTGGGTGCGCGACATGAAGTGCGTAGACAACCTCGCCCCCAGCACGATCCGCCGCAAGGTGGAGTGCGTCGCCCGAGCCTTGGATTGGTGGAACCGCACCGAGCACCCGGGGCTCAAGCTCGGCAACCCGTTCCGGGACCTGCCCCGCGGCTACAGCACCTACGGCGAAAACGACAAGCTGCTGCCCGGGCGCGCTGCCAAGCGCGACGTTGAGCGAGACCGCCGGCTGCTGCCCGGCGAGGATGAGCGCATCGAGGCGGCCATCAACAACTGGCACAACCCCAAGCGAGAGCGCCCCCTGAACTGGGATGACCGGGCCGACTTCCTGATGATCTACCGATTGATCGTGAACACCGGCCTGCGCCTGCGCGAGGCGTACACGCTGCGCCTTGAGGACCTGCGTCTGGATGAGCGCTACATCTTCATCCGCCCGGGCAAGACAGGGCGCAGCCGCACAGTGCCGGTGACCCGCCAGCTGGAGGGCTGGATCCGCGACTACCTAAAGGACCACAGCAAGGCCTCACAGCTGTCAGACCCGATCTTCCCGTTCTGGGGTGGCAGCTTGGACGAGAAAGCCCTGACCTTGGTGTCGAGACGGGTGTCGGCAAGGTTCAGCACCCTGTTCAGCTACGCCGAGTGCGAGGACCTAAGGGAGCATGACCTGCGCCACGAGGCTACCTGCCGCTGGATGATGAAGAGGAAGCCAGACGGGAACTGGCTGTACCGGGCCGAGGAGGTGCGCCGGATCACCGGCCACAAGTCAGTGCAGGTCTTCGAGCGCTACCTGTCGCTCAGGGGCTGTGATCTGGCGGCTGAGCTTGACTAGCCTATGAACTTGCCGGAAGGGCCCACCTCGTAGCCCTCTTCCGGCTGTTCGTATTGGAAGGGCAGGCTACCGGGGCCGTAGCCTGCGCGCCCCCTACATACGCCGAGGCACTCACCCTCGGGGGCGTTGCATCCAGAGGCTGCACAGCTGGCGGAGATTGTGTTCAGCCCCAAAGATGGCTCCCCCAAGCGCTGGCGATGCAACTCCAGCGCGTCGTGCGCCGAGCCCCACCAGCGGCTGAGCGCGGCGGTGTCTTTGGTTGCCAGCAACAAGCACTCCAACTCCATGGCCAGACGCGCCGCATCGGCGTCGGCGTCAGTCCACGCCACCGGCTCTGCCAACGCCGCCTTCAGGGGGGCGGGACACCCGCACGCTCCGGTATCTTCGTCGTATGGGCACCAGCAGATACCACACACAGTTCGGCTCATGCCTCACCCCCAATCCCGTGCGCCCGTTCGGCGTAACGGATGGCCGTCTCGATCCACGCTGAAGCCGTGTGGTCGAACCCATCAGGTAGATTGCGCCAGATGTAGATGTACGCCTCGTTCATCTGGTCTTCGTTCAGCGGCTTACGCTGGGGTGGGGCGGTGTAGAGGGGCACAAGACCATCGGCGGTGCCGCCGTCCAGTTCCTCGGGCGTGTACGCGCAGTTGATCTCCTCATCTAACCACGCCACCGGCTCCTGCACCGGCTCTGCCAGCGCGGCCTCAAGAGCGGCAATCTCTGCGTAGGTGTCGTAATAACTACTGGCGCGAACGAGTACCTCCAGCGCCTGCTGGGCGGTTTCACGGAGTGACGACATGGTTACTCCTTTGTTTTCTACACCAGTCGCGCAACTGAGGCGGAACGTCTGGCGAGATTTCTGCAACCCCGCACGGGACCCAGACCCCATCGCGGTACTTATGGACCATGAGTCCAGCAGCCAGACCAGCGCCGACAAGGACGCCGACGATGACCAGCTGGGCGGCCTGTCTCAGCACTTCCATGCCCGCAGACTCTTGTTNATTCGGGAGTTCGGGTCGTTGGCCGTCTCCTTGGAGGTGAGCTTCTTCTTCATCCCCTCCATACGGGCGCAGAAGGAGTCGCGCCTCGGACCCCCTTCCGGCTGGGGGGCCTTGAGCCCCGGCTTGCCGGGGTTGGCTCGGTTGTAGGAGGCCCGGCCTTTGGCGTTGAGGCCGCCGTCGGGATCTTTGCCCTCTTTGCGCTGCCACGCTGGCGCCTTAGCCATGGGTCACTCCTTCCTCTTTTACAAAAATACCGCTTGGGGTCATGGTTCCCTTGCGGTGCTTGATCTGCTCGTAGGCTCCCTCAAGACAGTCAACAAGGTTGATGTCTTGCAGGGCGCAGTAGTTGATGAGGCAGACCATCACATCNCCCACTGCGTCTTTGATCGCCGGCACGTCGGACTTCATGGTCGCGTCGGCGAGTTCCCCCATCTCTGACACCGCCTTCAACAGCTGTGCCTGAGGTGTGGAGTTCGGGATGATCTTGCGGTCCTCTGCCCACCGGATCACCTCCAGTTCAATGGCCGGGTAGCTGGTCATCGGTTGCCCCCGTACATCTTGGGATCGCGGCCACGCCAGCCACGGTTCTTCGCAGCACTCACGACGCGCAAGTTCGCGCCTTCGTTCGAGCCGCCGCGGTCCAGCGGGACCCTGTGGTCGACATCCTTGCCGTCACCCTTGCGCACCAGACCCTTCTCCATCGCATCCCGGCGGGCCGCGTTGTTCATTGCCCGCTTCTTCTTCTCTGCTGGCTGAGCGTTGCGTTCCTTCTGGTAGGCCAGCTTCTGNGGACTGCTCTTTGGCATCGTCGTTCTCCTTGGTGTTTTGCAGGAACAGCAGTGACAGCTGTGTTAGCCCCGACCCGGTCGCCCAGTCATAGCCGACATGGTTTGGTACTCCCGGTTTGAAGTCGAGGGGAACACGCTGGCCGCTGCTGTACCTACGCCTCACGGCCTCGTGACGAGAAGCTTGAAGCTCTCAATGGGGATGAACACGCAGGGCTCGATGTCGTCTGGGTCGTTGCGGTCTTCACGACCCCCCAACCCAATTGCCGGCATGTCGGCTGACGCTCTCATCCAGCGGATGCCGTCATCCCACTCCACGATCAGCAGGAATGGCATGCCAGTGTCCAAACACAGCTGTCGACCCTCTCGATACTTGCCGAGCGACAGCATCAAGGTGTCGTACTTACCGTATTGGTGGTAGCGTCGCTTGCACTCAGCCCACGCCCTCATGTTGCCGTCGGAGTTGAGGACCGCCCAGTCGATCTGGTAGCGAGCGGCAAGCTTGCGCTCCTTCGCCCCCCAGACCGAGCACGCGGCCTTCATGGTCTCGGCCTCNATTGCGAGCGTCTGAAGGGTTTCGTAGGTGGGTCTCAAAATCCCACCTCCGTCCTCATGGCTGGGCACTCGTGCGAGACGTTGCAATAGCCCTCGCAGCGCGTATACCCGCCGGGGCGGGTCTCGACGCTGTGACCGTTGCCAAGCTCTTCAGCGTGGGCCAAGGCCATCTTCCAGCCGTCGTGCAGCTTCACAGCTGTCTTCCTGCCGGCCTTCACCACAGCGAAGACGTCGTCACGCTTCCATCTCTCCTCGTCGTTGCAGACGGGCGGATCTGGGTGCTGATGCGCTAGAACCCGTTCGAGCATGAAAGCCTCGGCGTCTTCAAGACTCCACATCGGGATGTCCAAGGCCACGACCTGCGCCTTCGGGTAGTCCGCAGACGTTGTCCGAGACTTGGACCAGTCCCTCAGGATCGCAATGATACGCAAGGACGTGACATCTATCCCGCTATGGTGTGCTAGCAGGCGAAGCAAATTCAGCTGTTGCTCCCACTCCACCTTGCCTTCGCCGATGACGCTCCACACCGAAGTGACCTTGTAGTCCTGAAGGCACCCATCCTCGATGACGTCGAACTGACCGGAAACTTTCCAGCCGTTGACGTTCATGNACAGGCGCTCCTCAGCCCGGCCCTTGCCTCGGTACGCCCGCTCCAGTACGGTGTGGACGCTCTGCCCAAGCAGGGACCAGATGCGGTCAGAGACATCCTCCACCACCTCGACCTCCTGCCGGAGCTTGCGCTGGTAGGCGGGGGAGATCAGTTGGGTAACGGAGATGTCGCTGTCGCCTCTGGTGTAGGGGTCATTGGTGACGGCCGCCACCACCCCATCCGGCAGGTTGAGCCGGTTAGTCAGCATTGCCCACCCCTTTCTGCTCGTACAGGATGGCAAACGCGCTATAGACGACCGCACCCAGAAGCTCCCGCTCGTAGGCGCCGCGGTCATAGGCGGCCTTGGCGCGCATGCGAGCCGCCTCCATGATCTTCTTGGTGGCTTGCCCGGTCAGGAAGCCGGGGCCGCTGGCTCGGCTGATGCTGACCCATGGCTGATCGAACAAGGGGATCGTGCCACCATGGCGGTCGCGCCCCTTGCCTATCGCGGCCTGAAGGTAGGCCGCCCACAGGACGTCAGCCAGCGGCTCAAAGCTCGGGTGGATGCTGGGGTTCCGGTTGGCCTCCTGCTTCATGGTCTTCTTGGGGGCGGCCACAACCTTGGGCTTGGTCTTGGAGCCCGGGGGGCGCCCGCGGCGCTTGGCTGGGGTGGCCGCTGTGGCGGCGGGGGCGTGGGCTTCAGAAGGGGATGTCATCTTCCATCTCCTCAATGGACTGTTGGGGGGGCGGCGGCCGGCTCTTCTGCGAGAGGGCCTTGAACTCGGGTGATTTGGCGATGGTCTCTTTTAGGCCGTCGCTCAGGCTGTCGAACACCTCAGCATCAAAGTCCGAAAGCGAGAACAAGACGCTCTGGTTGCTCTGCGGTGGGGCCTTCATGGATGGCGGAAGCGGCATCACTGAGGTGACGTTCGCGTAGGTCTTGCCGCCGCTGTCTGCGTGGACTATGTTCAACAGGCAGGCCTTGTTGAGCACGTTCTTCAGGTCGAACGCCCCAAGCTCCTGATCGGTAAACCTGCGGCCGCGCCAACTTTCGAGATCGCGCCTAAGCAGGCCCTTCTCGCCGAGGCTGGCGGTGTAGCGGGACTGCACAAGAAAGGGCTTGCCGGCCTTCTCGCCATCCTCGATGAGGGCCTCGGTCTCGAACCCCACGATGATCTTGTGAGCGTTCTTTTGCTGCCCCTTCCACGTAGTGGTCTGGGTTCCAAGGTCGATGATGCGAACGCATCTCGCTGCGTAAACCCCAGTTGGGTGCGGCGCAAAGTCTTTACCTCCGCCTTTCGCGGAAACTGTCAATGCCATGGATCACTCCCGTTTGTTGAACTCAGCGCAAGAGAAAGCGCTGGACCCAGTACTGATCTGACGGGATGCGCGCCAAAGGAGGCGCGTAGGCGCAGCCTATGCGGACCTTGGGGTACTTGATGCCGGCTTTGATCAAGGCCTCTTTCGCGGCTTGAAGCCTCGCCTGATAAAGCGGGGACTCGTAGACGCTAGGAGAATTGAGTGCTTGCATGCGCAGACGTCAGAACAATACGTCGACGGATCCTACCGAAGCAAGCTGATAAAAGTCAATACGTCTTCAAGCAAATTTTCTATAGCTTTCCCTGTGCGGGAAAACGCTGTCAGGAAAAGATGTCAGGCAATACCGGTGTTCAAAGACGCACAAATTTCGCCACAACGACGATGCGGCCCACCACCTTGAGGGCCTTCATCGCTGCCGGCGACATGACCACCGGAGCTTCGGAGCCGGCCGACACAGTTGTCTCGCCGGCAGCGCTGCGCGCCACTCGGCGCAGCATCGGGGAGCCGCCGCCGCGGATCACAAGGTATACGCCGTCGCCTGAAATGGCCTTCACAGCTGTGTCGACAATCACGGTGTCGCCGTCCGATAACTCGGGGGCCATGTCGTTGGTATCGATGGCTGCTGCGATCAAGTTTTCGACAGCTGTGACGCGCCTGAAGAGCCCAGAGGCCTGCTTGGTTGAGACTGAAAGGCCAGACAACTGCTCGCATGCCCTTAGAGCGCCGCTCAAGGTTTCGTGTACCGGAGGCGCCTCGATTGTGGTCAGCATTTCCACAGTTGAGCCGTCGTGCGGCGTGTCTAGCCACCGTGCAGGCAGCCCCAGCTGCTGCTCAATTTTGCGAGCCAATATCTCGCCGAGGTTGCGCTTGTGGGCGTCGTTGCTGGACAGGATTAGGTTGATGTGGTTCGGGTGGGTGCCAGTGGCGCGGGAAAGCGCCGCCTTGTTGCCTTTGAAGCGGTCCAGCATCACCCGCTCTAAGTTCTGCTTCCGTACGGCAAACACAAGCTCTTTGTCCATTTCTGTCTCCTAGAATCAATACGCAAGAGTACTGTACAGCGACGGCTTGCCGGTTGCGAATGAGCGGTAAGCAGTACCTGTAAGTATTAGAACAGGTTAGGCGATGTAGCGTGTTAGCGTTACAAAGCAATACGCACAGGGATTGCAAGCATCCTTCAAAGTTCCTAGAATCCTGCGCTTCATCAACTTTGGAGGCTGCAATGTCCTTCTATGAAAGGTTCTTCAAGATGAGCGTGCCGGAGCGACAGCGCGTCGCCGACGCCAGTAGGCTGTCCCTCCCGTACATCCTGAAGCAGGTCTACATGAAGGGGCGCAACCCAGTCTTCCGCTTNCACAACGCCGTAGCTCTGGACCGGGCGTCGAAGGGCGAACTGCCGTTCTACATGTTTTCGGAGTGCTCCAAGGACGTCGATTGGGAGTACGTGGCTAAGCGACTGAGACAAGCCCGCCGCAAGGGCGCACTGAAGCCACAAGCGGCCAAGGAGACGACCAATGCAGGAGCTTGAGCAGATCAGAACTCTGCTTAGGCAGGCCGTGCAAGAGGCTAAGCCCATGTGGTCGACGGGGGATGGTCGCGGCACCTTCCTTGTTGAGGAGATGAAGCGGGCGCTTCGTGAGGCCGGNCTTACCAAGGTGCGCGGCGTCAGCGGCAAGGCGGTCACCCGGTTCGACGAGTTCTGGGAGGTCTACCCCAAGAAGGTCGACAAGGCCGGCTGCCTGCGCAAGTGGAGCGCACACGGGCTGGACGTTCTGGCCGACCGCATCCTCGCTCATGTGCGGGCCAAGGCTGGCAGCCGGGACTGGGTCAAGGAGGAGGGGCGGTACATCCCGATGCCGGCCACCTACCTGAATCAGAGGCGCTGGGAGGGTGATCCAGCCGGCACGCTGCTGGACGACCGCTGGGCCAGCGAGGCCGGGTTCTCTGACCGCTACGAGGCCGAGAACGCAGGCTGCTTCCCGCACAACGCGGCCCAGTTCAGACACGGGGTACGCGTGACGGCATGAACGCATCTGAGCTTTCACGGCTGATGTCGGACAACGCGGCGCAGGTCGCGCACCACCTCTTCCCCAATGGTCGCAAGGCATCCGGGGAGTGGAGGGTGGGGGGCTTGCACGGCGCAGAGGGTAGCTCTCTGTCCGTACGCATAGGCGGCGCCAAGAAGGGCGTCTGGTGCGACTTCGCCACCGGGGAGAAGGGTGACCTGATCGACCTGTGGGCGGCAGTGCGCGGCCAGAGCTTGGCTGAGGCCATGTCCGACATCAAGCAGTACTTCAACGTCCGGGACGAGGTCAACAGGCCGCCGCCAAAGAAGTTCACCCCGCCAGACCGGTCCTTGTTCAAGAGGGCCAGCACAGCTGTCATCGATTGGCTTCGGGGCCGGGGCATCACCGAGGAGACCGTCGCCGCCTTCAAGGTGGCCCAGACGGTGAGGGAGGACAAGACCTACGCCGTGTTCCCATACCTAAAGGACGGCGCCCTCATCAACACCAAGGCCCGCAACATCTCTGACAAGCGCGACATGCGCCAGTCGGCCGGAGCGCAGCCGTGCCTGTTCGGGTGGCACCTCGTCTCCGAGAAGGCTCGCACAGTTGTGATCTGTGAAGGCGAGATCGACGCCATGACGCTGTGGCAGGTCGGGATCCCGGCGCTGTCGGTCAATGCGGGGGCCGGCAACCATCAATGGATCGAGTCGGACTGGGATCGGCTGGAGGTCTTCAGCACGATCTACCTCTGCTACGACAACGACGATGCCGGTCGCAAAGGGGCCGCGGAGGTCGCGCAGAGGCTGGGCAACGACCGATGCAGGCTGGTGGTATTGGGGGCCAAGGATGCGAACGAGTGGCTGCTGCAAGGCGCCAAGGCAGAACAGTTCGTCGCAGCTGTGTCGGCGGCCAAGACCATGGACCCGGAGGAGCTTCGCTCGATCTCGGACTTCATGGGCGACGTCAAGAGCCTCTTCTACCCTGACCATAGCCAGCACTCATCACTGCCTTTGCTCAGGCTAGGCTCGTTGCAGTGCGACTGGTTCGAGTTCCGCCCCGGTGAGTTGACCGTGTGGACCGGGTTCAACGGTCACGGCAAGAGCTTGATGCTCAATCAGGTCCTGCTCGGGCTGATCGAGCAGGGCGACAAGGTTTGCGTGTTCAGCGGCGAGATGGTGCCAGCGTACCAAGGCAAGCGTCTCGTGAAGCAGGCAGCCGGGCTGGACCGTCCGACCCCCGACTACATCGACGCCATCGGTGGGTGGGTGCAGGACAAGATGTGGCTGTTCAACGTCACGGGCTCAGCCAGCATCAGCAGGCTCACCGAGGTGTTTGGCTACGGCGCGAAGAGGTATGGCATCACGCACTTCGTCGTCGACAGCCTGATGATGACCGACGTCCCTGAGGATGGGCCGAGCGCCTTCAGCAAGCAGAAGGAGGCGATCCAGAGCCTGAGCTCGTTTGCTAAGGCGAACCGTGCCCACGTCCACCTAGTGGCCCACCCGCGCAAGGCGAGGGATGAGGGCGACATGCCGGGGAAGATGGACGTCGCCGGCTCATCCAAGATCACTGACGGGGCGGACAACGTGTTCACCGTCTGGTCGGCTCGGCGCGAGGCCGACGACCCAGACCAAGACAAGCCGGATGCCTGCCTTGAATTGCACAAGCAGCGCAACGGCGACATCCAGCACAAGAAGCAGTGGCTGTGGTTCGACAAGGGATCGATGCAGTACACGCCGGACAAGAGGCGCCGCCCTCACTGCTATGTACGTTTCAGCATCGAGAACATTAGGACTACGTATGACGACATCCTTCCCGACTGACCCAGAGGATCGCAAAGCCTTGGTGCGCCGCATGAACGAACTGGCGCCCGATCTTATGGCCGACATCAATACGTTGAGGAAGACATTCCCACACGCAAAGGTGACGTACTTCAAGGCTGGCGATCTTGAGGTCGGCATCGAGCCGCCTGAGATGAAGACGCCGGCCCACGTCCCGCCGCCAAAGGCACAAGTGGACGACCCGGTGAAGACCGAGTTGGCGTTTAGGAAGAAGCTCCAAGACGAGCGCGCCAGAGCAAAGAGGAGGCGCTGATGTTTCTCAATCCCAAACCCATCCCGCCCGAGCGCAAGGGGGCCTGCTGCCAGTGCGGCAAGCCTGCCGTGCAGTTGCTGCCAAGCGTCCTCGCCGGGAGGCTGAAGTGGATTGCCAGATGCGAGGGGTGTACGCACCCAAGCCAAACCAAGAAAGGAAAAGCATGAGCGAGACGACAGACAAGATGGTGGCCTATCAGGGGGAGGTGATGCTCCTCGGCTGGGCCGAGACCAACAGCCGTGGCAGGACTGTGACCTTCCAGCTGGGCGAGGAGGGCGATGCCCACCCATTCAGGGAGCACAAGGTGCGCAGCGGCAAGATCGCTGGCCAGAGGTACATGATGGTCCTCGTCGAGATCGGCGAAGACGAGCAGCCGGTGGTGAAGACGCCGGCACAGCTGGCCTACCTGCTGTGCAAGGACCCGCAGTTCTGGCACTTTGCGAACGAGCGCAGCTTCATCGACGTCGACAGCGAAGACGCGGCGCGCAGCTACATCCTTGAGGCCTGCGGCGTCGATAGCCGGTCGAGGCTGGATACCAACATCACGGCCCGAGCCCACTGGGAGGCCCTGATTTGGCAGCCGTTCCAGAAGTACCGGGACTCGATCAGCCGGGGCTTTCTGTGATGAGCAAGGTCACGATCACGTTCGACATGCCTGAGGAGGCTGACTCATGTCAGATGGCGCTTAGGGGAGGACAGCTGTTCTCGGCGCTGTGCAGCATCGACAACCTTGCCCGCAATGTTCTCAAGCATGGTGACGGAGGCGGTAAGCACGATGCGCTGATCGAGATCCGTGAGTTGGTCGCTGAGGCCTTGGAGGGACTGAGGTGACGTACCGAAACCCAGCCATCCTCAAGGGGGCGAGAGGGCAGCCGTGCCAGTTCTGTGGGCGAGACGACGGCACAGTTGTGGCCGCTCACAGCAACAGCCAGAGGCACAACAAGGGCATGGGGCACAAGGCTCACGATGTCTTTGTGGCCTACCTGTGCCACAGCTGTCACAGCTTTGTGGATCAGGGCTCAGCTGCCCGCGACATCAGGGAGTCGGTCTGGATGGCTGCGCACGTGAAGACGGTGCCGTTGTTCTGGGGGCTGCTCGACGAAGAGGGTCGACAGCTGTTGATCGATGGGGGTAGCCGATGAAGAACTTCGCTCTTGGTCGGCTCAAGTCCGGCGTAATGAACAAGACCGAGGCAGCCTACGCCGACTACCTAGAACAACAGCTGTCGGCTGGACAGTTGTTGTGGTGGAAGTTCGAGGCGCTGAAGCTCAGGTTGGCCGCCAACACGTTCTACACCCCGGACTTCCTCGTGATGAAGAAGAACAGGGAGATACAGCTGTGCGAGGTCAAGGGCTACTGGATGGACGACGCGAGAGTGAAGATCAAGGTCGCATCCGAGATGTACCCGTTCTTCCAGTTCACAGCTGTAAAGGTCCGCGCCAAGAAGCACGGGGGAGGGTGGGAGGAGGAGGAGTTCTAGCCTGCGGCCTGCTTTAGCGCCAAGGTGACGCAGTACAAGGCAAGCTCCTCGAACATCCCCTCCAGCCTGATCTGCCGGCCCAAGTAATTCGGGGTTGCCGGATAGCCGAATCCCTTCGGCAGAAAGCCGGGCTCGGCGGCGTGCTCGGAGAGCTTGGCAGCCAGATCTTGTAGCGTTGGCGCACGCAGCACCCAGCACTTGTCGCGCTCGGTGGGCCACTCGCTGAGAAACCTGCACTCTGCGATGTGGCCGCCTGCGGCCTCCCTGTAGATCGCACAGATGAAGCCGCGCTTATCGCCGAGCAGGTGCTCGCGGCAGTGGCCAATCTGTTCTGCGTCGACGGTGAAGGGCAGGCCGCCAGTGGCCTGCAAGGTGACAGCTGTCATAGGATTGAGGCGAAGATGATCGCATAAATCATCACCACCACAACCCAGAACACCCGCTCGATTTTGCGGTCGGCCTCCTCCTCCGGCATCTCGCAGGCCTGAGGCGTCGGGCATCTTTTGCGCCCCTGATGACAGCTGTCTTGGCAGCCTATGAAGGTGGGGTAGGTGTCCTTGAAGTCTTCGTTCACAGCAAGGCCTCCGCTATGTCTTTTGGCGCACGGGTGGAACGCTTGACCGGGTTGAGGTAAGTGCGCCCGTCTTGGCCTTGGTAGTAGAGGAACGGCCAGTCGCCGCGTCGACGTACTCCATCGTGGCGAATCGGTGAAGGTTCGCACACTCGTACCGCCGACGCTTTACGTGTGGCGTTCCGGCCGGGGTTCTCGTGTCCAGCACGATCGTCCACGCTTTGCATTGCGGGCACTTCATCGGTGTCTTTCATCGGGGCATCCTGCAAAGTAGCACAAGACAGCGCGTACGTATTGTTTGCGGGCGCAGCTGTCTTGTGGTTAGGGGGTAACCCCGATCTCCTAGAGGTTGTATGCAATGACAAACCCGAGAACGATCCCGACCGCGATCGCGAACAGGATGTCCCACGCATTGATGGGGACGCCTTCCATGGTTAGAGGTCGTACAAGCTGACCGACACGCTGCGCGATGCCTTCGAGCACGCAGCGATCTGGGCCGGAGAGAGCAAGGCCTTCACGGCGCCGGTGTCGAGGCGCACTGAGTCGCGCGCCACGATCACGGCGCGGTAGTTCTTGCCGACGATCTCGTCGTGGCCGCTGGCCTTGATGGCGCCCTTGAGGGCCTCCGCCTCGGCTTGCAGTCGTGCGATCTCGCCGTTCAGGGCGCCGAGCTTGTCGACCTTAGACACCATGGCGCGCATGGACACGGGGGAGGCAGCAAAAACAGCACTCATCTATTTCTCCTCGGCGGGGTACGGCCCGCCAACCGTTGAGCACACTCGCTCACAGCTGGACCACAACAGGCACAGCTGTGAAAGTCGTGTTTTGGCACGTCTTCCACTCCGACATTAGGTTTTGTCGGTTTTGTCAGTGAGTCACAGGCCCCGCTGCGGATCCTTCTCGAAGTCGGTGATCTGCCAGCCGCCATCAACGCGGCTCATGACAGCAGTGCCTTCACCTAATAGGGCCAGCATGCGGGCTTCCTCCGCTGCGTCGCGGTGGCTGTCGAACAGCTGACTCGGTAGCTGGTACGCCTCGTAGCCGGTGTCGTAGCACCGGTAGCAGGTGTAGGGGCAGCCGGCCTCGTCGAGTTCCGGGTAGCCGCCGCAGGCGGAGCATTCAAGGCGCAGCAGCTTCATCACAGCCCCCACTTCTTAGCGCACACCGGGCCAATGCCGCGGACCACCGACTCCGCGGCGGTCAGGGGGCGGTCGCAGCACCCGCAATTGCCGCTGCGCCTGCCGTACGCGTCGAGTACGGCGGCAGGGTTGATCATCAGCGCGGCGATCGTGTCGGCCTGATCGGGCGAGCAGTCGTAGCTGCGGGTGAACCCGCTCCCGGCCACCTTGCCGAGGTAGGTGCCGCTCACGTCCTTCACGTACAGGCAGCCGGGGTTCTTGCCGTTCTCGGGGGCCTTGGACACAACGACATCGAGCAGTCGTAGCTTGGGGCGCTTCAGCCCGGACGCGGTGGCGCGGTCGAAAGCCGCGTACAGCAGGTCGGCCGACACGGCTGTGGGCTGGACCTTGGTGCGGGCGATGTTCTTCTGCACGGCCGCCATCTGGTTCGGGGTCAGGCCGCCGTACTTGTTGACCGACGCCTTCAGAGAGGCCGCGAAGTTGTTGCCGGAGGCTGCGCTATCTTCGAGCCACTTTGCCGCTTCGGGGTACTCGGCGGCGAACATCTGCCAGAGGGAGACCGCGACGACGGGCGCGGCGAAGTCGTGAACGACTGCATGCATGGGGAAGCTCCTCCCGGGGTGCCGCCCGGGTACGGTTGTGTGATTGACCACACTCCCATCCCCTCCAGTGAGGGGCAGGGGCTGGGGTCAGCGTGCCTTCGCGTCTATCGCATGCTGGATGGTCATGTCCAGCACCTCGGCTGCGGCGGTCCATGCGGTGTCGTCGAAAGACGCGCCCGCATAGATCGGCTTCCTGAGTTCGGCGAACACGGCCGGCAACAGCAGGTGGACCGCCGAGTCCCAGAAGCCTTTGTCAATGAACAGGGCGAGAGCTTTCTCCCTCGCCCCCTCGGTTGTGCGGTCGTTGAAGACCGCCACCGCAACTTGATGCATCTGCATCACTTCCCTCCTGTTGTTTACACGTTCATGCAGCGACGGGCTCAGCGTCAGGGGCCTTGCGGCCACGACCATCAAGCTGAGCGATGACAGCGCGCAAGGCGCCCTGAGCAAGGTCCTGCACCGACTCGATGCAGGCGAAGTATTTGTATACAAGGCCCATGGTGCGGGGGTCGGTCTGGATGCCGATGCCCACGACCGGGACCTGCCACAGCTTCTCGCTCAGGTCCTTCATCTTCGCCATGTTCTCGGTGTCGCCAAAGCCGTCGGTGATCACGATGCACAGCTTGCGGTCAGCCGGCACCATCGACAGCTGTTGCACAGCCGTGCGGATCACGTGGTAGTCCGGCGTCGACCCCTCCACGAGGCGTCCCATGTACTGGAACAGCACCTTGCGGTCCTTCAGCTTATGCGTGAAGTCCTTGAGCACCTTCGCGATGCCCGAGTACTTCAGGTCCGCGATGCCGGTGGCGCGGGAGCCCGCGCCGGGCAGGCCGTCGAGCCCGCGCATGTACTTGGGCTTGACCATGGTGTGCCCGTAGCCGCTGCTGAAGCCAAGGACCTGCACCATGCACCCGACGCGCTCGATTGCGTCTGCGATGCACCATGCGGTCTGGCTGGCGGCGATGATGCGGTCACCACCCATGCTGGACGACAGGTCAATCACGATCGTCACAGCTGTCGTCACTGCGTCGGTCTCGACGCGGCTCTTGAACACGCGTTCGCTGCCGGTCAGCATCCGGGGGATGCGGCGGACGTCGAAGCGTCCGGACGTCGCGCCGGTCTGCCAGCCGACACGATCGACAGACAACAGCAGCTTGGACAGCTGTTGCTTCAGGCCGCCGACGGGGGCGTCGACGTTGATCTCGGGGGAATTGANCATGTCTCACCTCCTCAGGTGCGGTTGAGAGAGCGCAGGATCTCCTGCATCGGGTCCTCGAACTTCGAGGGGTCTATCGAGGGCAGGCCAGACTTGGCCGCGCCGCCTGCGCGCTTCTTCGCCCGGGCGAAAAGCTCGTCGATGTTCGGCTCCGGGACGTCGCTCGGCTCGGCCGCGGCGCTGTCAAGGTCGTTGAAGTCGAAGTTGCCGCCGGCGTTGCCGCCATCCGANTCCTCGTCGTCAGGCTCAGCCTCATCAACCTCGCCGCCCGGATCCTCGTGCTCGGGCTCGTCGGGGCTGTCAGGTACGCCGCCGCCGCCGTCCTCGGGCTCGTCGTCCGGTGGCTGGGGCCGATCGGACTGGCCGTCGTCGTCATCGTCGAACGCGTCGTCATCGTCG